ATGTAATAGGGTGTCAAATGTTTTTTTATAAAATGTTAGGAGCGGAGTTTGTCCATAGTAGTGCATTGCCGTCCGAAGGAAATTTTTGGCACAAAAAAAGCCCGCACCCCGAAGGATGCGAGCTGAGTTTTTTCCATTTTGGAAACAGTTGAGATGATTACCACCGTGCTCCGTCTGAATACTGATCCGAATTGCAACCCTCGCACAATCCGCAATGGAATACGTCAGGGCTGTCGCAGAACTCACAGGTCTCAGGCTCCTTAAGCGTAGCTACGGTAGCTAGCTCGTGAATCTTCAGCATATCTATCGCCAAGTCTTCGATGAGCTCCCAGATGCCATGGGGCTCCCAGTCTTCAAATGGTTGCCACCTGTTGTCTCGGATGAAGTCCGTCACCTCTTGCTCGTCTAGCTCGAAAAAGTCCAGTGGTAGCTCTTCGGTTAGGTAGAATTTTGATGCTCTTACATATGCTTGTATTTTATTCATGGTATTGATTTGGTTATGTGTTAAGATCGAGACTCTAGGTAGTCTTCAATGGCATACTCAATTGTGTCCCAGCAGATGCCTACGTTGGCATCCATTCCGTCTTCAAGTATGACCATCACCTCGTCGGCTTGATCCTCCGTTAGTTTAATGCCCATTTGATCCTGTGCGCGGGCGATGACATCGTTAGTTTCCCAAGTTATGGTTATTGTTTTCATATGTGTATGTGTTTATGTGTTTATTGGTTGGTGTTGGTTAGTTGACGGGTATTTCGTGTATATAGCCGTCATTGTCCTCAACAGACAGGGTGATGCGAGATATGTGCATGAAGCCGTCCTCTTGCCAGCAGTCAATCCCTTCCATCCAGAGTTCGATGAAGGTTGTCTGGTCGAACAGGTCTGCGGCAGTTAGATCGAATTTGCATTCACTGAAGGTTTCCGTGTCGGGTGCGTCTTCATCAAAAAGAAGTCTAATGACATTCTTGTTATCATCGTTGAGCGGTTGAATTACACGGGTAGGATCAGTCACATATGATCGACCACTTGGTTTGTGCTCTAGGTGTAGTCCACCTAGGTTTAAGTCAGCCTTTGATACGTCCTTTAGGTTGAAGTTTATGTCAACGTGCAGGAGTTTGATTCCGTCTATATTTTTCATGGTATTTATTTGGTTGGTTGGTGTTGGTTAATGGTATTGTAGCTAGCTAGCTACTACCAACTATCACCATTGTCTGGTAGGTGGTCGAAGTGATTGTGAGCATCCCTGTAGCCTTCTTCAGCTTGAGGATAAGCTGCCTTTGCTTGTTCAACAGTGTCATACATATCCATGAATTGCTTCATGGTCTGACCCTCAAGCACTGACCCCTTCGGGTATTCCCCGAATTGATAAACGCTGAATTGACCGTATTGGTTTTTTTCGATTGTGGTTTCCATTTTATTAAAGGCGGTTTTACTGATCCGCAAACAGTTTGGTATTGTAGCTAGCTAGCTAGCTATCTATCTGTAGAAAATGTGGCGACCGATAACGACCGTCACTGTCATGTGCTTTGCCCAGTAGGGCTCGCAGTAATTTGCATGGTAGTGATCTGCTCCCAGCGTGTGGTTCGTCACCTCGGATGCAACGATCACCTTGGCTGATCTCCACCTCGGATGTCTCTGGGCTATAGCTATTCCTCTAGCCAAGTCCATAGTGTTCCAACATGAGAACTGCTTGTATTCCAAGCACACATCCCATGGCGTTAGGCTACGCTTGAGTGATCGATTGATGATCACCTCATGCACTGCTTCCATTGACCCGCTGGCATATTCGCCACCAGCCTCCAAGATGAGGGTAGCGGCGACGATGTCCGATGGCGTTTGACCTCTACCCGCCGCCACGAAGGCGACGAGCATGATCAAGATGTATGTTATGACTTCCATTATTCTGTAGTTCATAATGATTAGTCCTTGAGGATTTCACGGAGCAGACGCTGGGCTAGCTCATTGGCATCACTTGCGATCACACTGCGACCGAAGTGACCATCCATCCGCTTGCGACCCGCTTCGAGAGCATACTGACAGGGCTCGATGTAAGCCGCGATAGCATTGATACCCATGTTGCGATAGCTCTTGGTATCGATGTCGTTATCACGTAGATAGCTATCAGTGAATACAACAGTTGTGGTGGATGCCTTGATCTTGGCGATGTGCGTCTTCATGCACGCCATGATGCCCTCGCCATTGCCAGACGGAAAGCGATCATTGACCCACTTGTCGGTATCATCCTTGCGAACCACATAGCTCTTGCATTTGTGATTGAATGAGCACGACAGGATTAGGTTGAGATCGATCAACTGCCTTTTAGCTAGCTCACGAAATGCTAGCACGAACTCACGACCACCATGCAATGCCCATGCATCACGCATGGAACCACTCATGTCAACGATCATGGTCACGCTACGCTTGCCATTGCTACGCTTGCGATTGATGAATGCACGATCACTGCCGCACATCGCCGCATTAGCGTGCAAGCGTGTTCCATTGCACGCTAGGCGATTGCGAGTGACCCTAGCTGACTGAACGATGCTCTTCATGCATCGAGCGATGCGACCAACTTGCTGACCATTGATAGGCAACTCCTTAGAATACCATTGCTCTTTAGGTGTGTGCTGGGAATCAGCCTTCATCTTGTCCAGACCAGTTGGATTGATCATTGGCTGGTCGGACTGCTTCTCATCAGACTTACCATTGATCATTGAGTCCGAATACTTTGGATTGATCTCTTTACCGAATAGCTCCACCCACTCCTGCACGATGGGTATTAAGCATTGGCTAGTCAGTGCATCGCACGCTCTGCGATAGAATTTAAGGATGACCAAGCGTGTTAGGCGATCCTTACCCTTGACCGTGACCTTCTCAGTTCCCACCCACTTTGGAACATATGCACTGGCTTGCTTCTTAATGCCAGCTTCATTGGTTTTGATTGCCCATAGTAACGCCGATGCAGAGTTATATGCCGCATCCACATCTTGGTAGTTGACCCATCTGAATGCACCATCGCCATCCTTGCGTGTAGCACTGGCGTATTCGATGCGGATATCCTCGAATAGATTCCACAAGCGATACGGTAGGTTGCGTGCTTCAAGTTGATCAGCTACGTCACTGTCTCGGCAGGTTAGTCTACCGTGCTCTGTCTCATGTCGGATGACCAGCTCGACAAACTTCTTAAGCTTGGCATCGTTGGCTTTCGTCGATGAGTTGCAGATGGTGTTCAGCTTAGTTCCCACCTTGATGACGTGCTTGTCGCGTTGGAATGACCAGTTTGCTGTTGGCACGCTGTCATCGATGCTGATGGTGCAACGCTTACCAGTTGCGTTCACCATGCGAGTGAGAACTCCACCCTTCTGTCTGCCTACAACCTTACGCTTGCAGGTGCTTATTGCTTTTTTGATTATTGTTTTCATTTTTTTTATATATGCTTTGATTTGTTAGTTAATTGATTAGCTACGCTAGCATTGTAGCTAGCTCGGCGACACCATTGATGGAATCCAGTGTGACATCACCAGTATCTGAGTCCCATGCTTTGAGACCATCGAGACCATTGGCACACATCCACATCAGCACGCTCGCCCCAGTGTTGTCACTGCTATGAGTGCATGCTGTTTCAAGGTTGCGGATGTCCAAGGATGTCAGCAGTTGTCCGCTGGCTTTCATCTCCCGACTGCGTTCCATTGCCATTGCAAATCGACCACCCAGATCAGCCGCATCAGTGATACCAAACTTGGTAGCTACGCTGGTAGCTATGTTGGCGACCATGGCTGAATCGAATTGCACGTGCTTGAACAGGAATCGTGATCTGAATGCTTCTGGTGGAATCACTTCGCATAGGTTAGTTGCACAAATGATATGCAGATTGTCCATATCACAGGTCAGAGTTTCAAGCACACCTTTGTCATTGTGCTTGGTCGTTAGCTTATAGCGTTTGATGCCATCCGCATCTGGCTGTGGTGCTAGGAAATCCAGCATTTTCTCCATGACCTTGGGCGATAAGCGGAAGACTTCATCCAAAAAGAATAGCACGCTCTCACCTTTACTGGCTAATCGCACTGCGTTAGCTAGCTTGCCATCTGATACGATGAAACCATTGCCATCTTCTCTGGGTGTCGCACCACCAATGATCTCATGCCATTCGTCCATGTCATCAGAGCATCCATGTGTGATACAATGATCGTATGATTGCCCCAGCAGTGAGATGCTGTAGCTTTTACCATAGCTAGGTGGTGCTGAGATGCACACCTTGGTTGGATTCGCTGATCCACTATCGTAATATGGCTGGATCAATTCCAGTATGGGATTATTGCCAGATGCCACAGCCACAGCCAATGGTAGTCTGCTGGATGTCCCACCCTTCATTGCGTCCGCAATCTTGTCCAGTGTATCAGCCAAGGGCGACAGTGCATCCACTTGATTCTGCATTTTTTCTAGGCTTGGCGACACATCGTTAGCAATTGCGTCCTGCACTGCATCGCGGACTTTATCCATGTCTACGGATGCTGATCTACCTCCCAGTAAATCCTGCAATGCACGTAGCGTGTCCTCTGCCTCTGTCGATGCTGGTGCTGGTGCTGGTGCTGGTGCTGGTGTGCTATCACCCATGACAGCCACAGGATCACCACCCAAATCAGTGACCCACTGTTTGAGTTGTGCTTGGGACGCATCTGCTATCTGGCGACCAGTTATGCCCAGTGTGCTGGATGCGTTGTTGCTTGTTAGGTATTGGCGTAGTTTTGTATTGTTATTCATATCGTTATCTATTGGTATTTTTGTTAGTTGCTGATGGTCTCATCAGTGACAGAGATACTGCCAGACGCACTCAGTGCGTTTCGACCTGTTAATCATTTTTGTATGTTTCTCCATCGATAGACCAAGTGCATGAGACTGGGCATTTGAAGTGTTTTCTCATTGTCTTCTGCATGAGCAGTGCATCTTCCACTGAGTGGAACCAGATTGAGAATACATTACCGCTTTCACCTTGTCGTTGTGCTGAGTATAAGAATTTCATATCGTTATCTATTGGTATTTTTGTTAGTTGGCTAGATCATCAGACCAGTGGAGCCACTCACTGGTTACGCATCTCCGAAATGCGTTTCACTATTTGTCGATGGATTCCAACACCATCCTCCGTGCTTTGCTGGTCTTGGCTGGATGTGGTCATGGCATACTCTGCTAGACATCCGCTTCTCAACTCTGCACTTCTCAGTCGGCACTCGCATTTCTCAATGGTCAAAGTGGGAACTTCGCTTTCCCGATCACTCAATGAGCTTGGGTAGGAGTTGCGATTTCCTATGAATCAGAGTAGCGTGAGCCACCCTCGATTGCCACCGTAATGACAACCTAACTAAAGAACAGACTGCATTCAATCAGCTGTAGCTAGATATGGCGATCATTATTTTCACTTTTTTTCATGCCCATCCATACCGCACTGGCACTGGGCTGGAGCGAATGCGTAGTTAAAGTGACAGTTATATTGAGCCCAAAGTGACACCATAAAGACGGGTAGATAGCTAGGTAGATAGCTAGGTAGATAGACAGGTAGATAGTGGATGGTGTGCTGTGATACATTTCCACACTGCTACCAATATATCCCACTCATACAGTGACCAAGCACGCTTCTCTCAGTCTAATCACGTAGCATTTGTAGCTAGCTACGTAGCACCAAGATGTCCATAGTATTGGTATACAACGACTTACGAAATCTTGACGCTTAGGCATGGACGCAGTGGCACACTAGACGGGGGGAGGGGGTTCAACAAAGTTCGTTCGAATTTTATCTTATATATATAAGACACCCCACAAAAAATTCCAAAGCTCATACCGCATTCAACTTGACACCCAGAGTAACATTGGACTCCATAGGGAAGTGATAACTTCCCAGAGCCCCCTCTTTATTTGTATATTGTATGTATACTGGTATAGGTGTTGCAAATTTGCAATGGGTTATTGCAAAAATGCAATAGGGTCCAGAGGGTCCTGTTGCAAAAATGAAATAGGGTATGGATAATAACAAAGAAAAAGACGCACTGATGCAAAGCATCTCCAATTCTATCGTAGAGATACAGAGGGAGAAGGAAGTGCATAAGACCAAGAGTCTATCTAGACACAATCCAGAGAAGGTAGCTAAGATACTGTATCTACACGCACTGGGTTGCTCGCAGACGAATATGATCCGCAAGCACGGTATCTCTAGGAGCACTATTGTGCAGGTGCTAGTGGATTACTCGGATCACACAAACTCCTTTAGGGAGCTAGGGGGACAGCT